ATATTTGTAATACCAATTTTAACTTTTGTATTTGCTGAATTACCTGCTCCTAATGTTTCAAATTGGAAAAGGTCATATCTTTGACCACTAATAGTTTGTGATTTGATTGTTGGTGTTAATGCTTCTTGCGCATCAAATGTAAATAATTGGTTACCCAATACCGTTACACTTGCAGAAGTTGCTGATACAAAATTTATAGATGTATTTTTGAAGAAACCATATGAATAAGCTTCTTTACTTCCAAATGGCGATGTTCCAAATACTGCTTCAATATCATTTATATCAGTTACATCTAAAGATGCTGAACCTAAAGTTGATAAATTAAAATCACCTCCACCATCTAAATCTGTTAATGTTTCACCAACGAATCCGCCATTTGCACCTACTGCGGTATTAAAAAGAATACCCAAAGATGCTGATACTGAACCTGAAGTTGCTGTTAATAATAAAGGAGCGGTTTCGGTGTAACCACCAATACCAGCTACTCTACAAATTGTAGCGCTTCCAGCTTCTCTTAAATAAGATTGTACTGCCAAAGGAGTATAATATGTATCATCAACCACTCCAAATAGAGTTTCAAATTCAGCTTGTGAGTTAACGATTGTAGGAGTTAAAGGGCCTTCCTTAAAAGGTCCTATGAATGCTGCACCGATTTCAGCTACACCCTGTTGTAAGAATGATAAGTCGTTTTCTTTTGTAAATACGCCCGGTGATACTATTTTTTCTGCCATTTTGTGCTTTTATTTAATTTTTAATGTCTACTATAAATATAATCTTTTATTTCAAAACAACAAATTAATGTTATTTGTATGTTGGAGAGAAATGGTCATATACTTGTCCTACTGATGCTGCTGATTGTAATGTACTATAAAATAATACTGGTCCAATTTGTCCGTTCCAAAATGTTGTTCTTGCACTATTACTACCAACTGTTAAATGGTTAGTAGATGCCGGTGCCGAAAATGCATTTGCGGTAAATGTTCCTACCGATGTTTTATCTACATAAACCGTTACAGTTCCAGATGGTTGAAATGTTGCTGAAATCATATACCAAACGTTTGATGATAATGAAGTCGTTAATTGTCCACTATTTCCTAATGAACTACCATAGAATTTTACTCTATTTAAAGTAGAACTATTAGTTGATTCAATTGCTAAACCATAAAAACCTGCGTAGTCAAAAATGTGTCTTGTAGTTGTACCTAATGTTGTTGTAGGTCTTATCCACATATGAATAGTTCCGGTGTTAGTATTGAATTGAGAAATACCACCATTGATATTTGTTGTTATATCTTTAAACCAGAATTGATTTGTACCATTTGCAGACCAAGATTTTTCTTTTCTACCTACTCCATTATTATATGATGGGTTACCGCCTGTAATACTTGCTGATGCTCCCTGTCCTGCTGGTCTAAGACCTGTACCATATCCACTCAAATCCAACCAATCAGTTGTAGCAGTACCATTCGTAGATGATGCTTTTGATGGGTCAACATACATTCTTAATCCTGCAGATGGAATATATGGTTGACTTACTGTACCTTTGTTATGCGATATTACGCCATTTGAAATATAAACATCGGCATTTTCCACATTAACAGTTGCAATTTCCACATCTTCTCTAACAATTGCTACATCATAGATTTCTTCTTCACTTCCATCAGCTTTAATTAATCTATCTCCTGGAAGAATATCTCCAACAATTTTAAATTTATATTTTCCTATTTCATTATCCCACACATATAGAGGGTGAGTTTCGGTAGCATCAATTACTCCATTATTTAATGAATAGTATGCTCCTGCGAAATTAAATGTAATATCTGATACTACAACGTTTTGTGCTGAACCTGATAAAGTTTCTGAATGATAGAATCTCCATTCAACTTGGTCACTCTCCGGGTCTTGCGTTTCATCCGGCAATCCGGCTGGAACCCAAGATTTAATTTCATCACCAACATTCAAATCTTCAACGTTAACCATTGTACCATTTGCCAATTCTATTTGTGTACCAAATAATAAACAAAAATCAGGTTCGTTGATTGTATTATAAACATCTACTGCATATAATGTTTTTGTAGTTGTGGTATTATATCCGGTTGCTGCCGTATTATATCCATCTGCATAAGTCATACTTAATACAGAAGATGCTTCCGAATAATTTGCTGCTGCTATTGATGCTGGTGTGATTGGAAACGATGGTGATGCTCCTAATGTTGCAGTACCTACCGTAAAGTTTGCGTTACCAAATGTTACTGCGTAATTTGCTGCTACACTCCCAACTCTAGTCCCATGCACTGCTCCTGCTGAGCCAAATGAGAAGGTTGCTGTTTCGGTTGTACTTTCTACAATATATGTATAAGTTGGCAAATTTGGTGTGACCGAATCAATTGCAAATGAACCAAGAGAAACTTGCGTTCCTGCTGATGCGTTTCTTGCGTTTAATGATGAAGCTTGTGTAGTTCTTGTTGAACCTACTGTTGCTCTGTATAAATTACCTAACGATAAATTTGTTTTTGCCATTGTATAAAGTGTTATTCTCCGTTATAAATATCTAAAAGTTTTTCTTTCCAATCATCTTTGTTTGAAAAGTTTTTAATCATCCAATTTTTAAGTTTTTGGAATTCCGTTTTACGGGTTTCATAATCATCCTCACATATTTTTTCGTAGGTCTCTCTAAACGATATCGCATCACTCGCTTTGTATTTATAATCAAGTGGTACGTGCCATTTTTCATGTAGTATTGGAAGCTTTCCCCAATCCACTGCTTCAAAAATTCCATATCCAAATGGTTCATACTCAAAACAAGAATGAGAGATTCCCCAATCAAGTCCATAGAACCTTTCTTTATGTTTATAATCAAATTTGTAAACTTTTGATTTTTCAAATTTGTATCCATATTTCTTTTTATAATATTTGTTGAATGTTTCTGAATTGGTTGAAATGAATCCACCTAATCCATCCATATATTCAACATTTTTTCTACCTTCAACTCTTGCTGCGTATCCTAATTCAGTAGAAGTAGATAACTCATTATTTATTTTAAAAGTATAAGAATTTGGAATGTGGTGTAAATTTTCCGTTTCATATGGAAAATGATATAACCCTACCCAAACTTTATTTTTAATTTTATCAATCATTTCTGATTCATATTCCCAATTTCCATACCAATGTAAGTATTCATCTTTACCTTGCTGTGCCATTAAAGACACTTTAGTTAAATTATGGAAAACGATTGAATCAATTTTTTCCAAATTTTGATGAATAGCTCTGGTTGGAGTATAATGCCCATGTAAAATATGTATCCTTCTTGCACCTTCTAATATTTCAATAATTTTATCTTCGGATGTTTCCCAAATATGGTCGATATCAATTGGAAATTCTTCGTAATTTGTGGGTTTATGTCTATGGAATAGAAGAAGTGGCTTCACTTCTAAATGAGGTGCCACTTCTTTTATCCAATTTGTTACCCATATATCTGCTCCGCTATTGAACCAGGGTCCTCCTGCGGTAGTGTAGTATATATCGTACATTTATTATAAACCTTTTGAATATTATTTAGATTTGCAATTATCGCATTTACATTCGTAATTATCTAAATCCATTCTTAATTTTTCTATTTGTGTTTGTTGTTCTTTGATACCTTCAATTAATAATGCTACTAATTTGTCGTATTTAACTGCTTTGAAACCATTTTCTCTTGTTTGAACTAATTGAGGTAATACTGCTTCAATTTCTTGTGCAATTACACCCACATCGTTTCCTTCGTATCCGTGCTCAATTTTATTTTCAGCTTTCCAATCATAAGTGTTACCACTAATCTTAGAAATCTTATCCAATGCGTTTTCAATTGGAACGATATTTTCTTTGAAACGAATATCTGAAGATGAGAATGCTACTACATCATTTGTTGCATCAATTCTACCTGCAGTTGCTGATGCTGCCATTCCAATGCCCAATGAGTTAAATTGAACATTTGATGAAGTTGCTACTGCTTGACCAATTGAGAATGTTACTGCTCCGGTTGCTCCACTTACACCTACACCTGTTCCAGCTACTGCCGAAGTAACACCACTATTTGTAATTGTTACTGCTCCGGTTGCTCCACTTACTGAAATACCTGTTCCTGCAACGTTTGAAGTTACACCTGTGTTTGTAATAACAGGAGTTGAACCTTCACCGGTTGCAGTACCTACTGTGATACCACTACCTGCCGTCATAGTTGCTACATAATCGCCAGTTGTATCAGTTCCTAATGCTACTGAATTTGCAGCTATTGTAGTTGCAAATGAGACGTTTGCTAAATTAGTAATAGTTCCTGCACCAGTCACATCACCTGTTAAAGTGATTGAGATATCTTTACCTTCTAAATTATCTAGTCTAGTTAATGCCGAAGAACTAAATGTTTCTAAATTAGCCGTTTCAATCATTAAACTTGCAGTTGCAGAGTTTAAATTTGTAATTGAAGTAGCCTGTGTACCATTTGTAGATAATGCAGTAGATGCTGAACTTTCTAATGCGGTTAATCTTGTTAATGCAGAACCACTAAATGTTTCTAAATTAGCCGTTTCAATCAATAAACTTGCAGTTGCAGAGTTTAAATTTGTTATTGAAACACCTTGTGAATCGTTTGTAGTTTTAGCAGCTGATGCTGAAGTGATTAAGCTTCCACTAACCACACCGATTTCAGTAAATCTTGTATTAGCAGAACCACTAAATGTATTTAAATTACTTACCGAAGTATTTAAACTTGCAGTAGTTGTGTTTATATTTGAATTTAAAACCGAAACATCTACACCATCAACATTTCCTGTTAATGTAATATTTCCTACAATATCAATTGATTTATTAATATCTAAAGTAGAGTTGGTATCATCCCAAAGAATACTTGCATTTGCACCACTAATAAAAATACCTGCTCCGTTTGCTCCCGCAGAAGTTGTTGTACCTATTGCTAATTCAATTAGTTTATCTTCTACTAAAAGATTTGAAGTGTTAAGTGTAGTTGTATCACCTTGTACTGTAAGGTTACCTAATACTGTTAAATCTGCACCACTTAATGATAATGCGGTTTTTAATGAAGATGTATATGTATTTAAATTAGTTACTGAAGTGTTTAAACTTGCAGTAGTTGTGTTTATATTTGTTATTGAAACACCTTGTGAATCATTTGTAGTTTTAGCTGCTGACGCAGATGTTATTAAACTTCCACTCACAACTCCAATTTCGGTAAATCTTGTATTAGCAGAACCACTAAATAATTCTAAATTGGTAGTTTCAATTATTAAACTTGCAGTTGTTGTGTTTAAATTAGAAACCGAAGTATTTAAACTTGCAGTTGTTGTATTTAAATTTGTTATTGATACACCTTGTGAGTCATTTGTAGTTTTAGCTGCCGATGCTGAAGTGATTAAACTTCCACTAACTACACCGATTTCGGTTAATCTTGTATCAATACTTGCGGTGTAAGTTTGTAATGTAGTAGATTTGGTATTTTCAGAACCACTAAATGTATTTAAATTACTTACTGAAGTGTTCAAACTTGCAGTAGTTAAGTTTATGTTTGTTACCGAAGTGTTTAAACTTGCGGTTGTACTATTTAAATTTGTTATAGATGTATTTGATGAACCCGTTGCGGCTTCCAATGCAGTTAATGTAGCTGCAGTTAATGTTTTTACAACACTTGTACCTTCTACAAATTTAATAGAACCTGTTGAGATATATAAATCTCTCCAAATTTTAGTTGCAGAACCTAAATCAAATGCGTTTGTTGTTTGAGGAATAAGTGATGAACTTAAAGATGCTACAACATTTACAGTATCAACTGATGCATCACCGATTGTGATTGCTCCACCTAATGTTAAATTTCCTGCAATATTTGCGTTTCCAGTAATATCTAATCCAGAACCTGAAATTGCTCCAAAGTTTCCGGTACTTCCTGTACCTCCTGATGATAGTATGATATCGCCTGTTGCTCCACCTACTACTAATGTTCCCAATGTGGTATTCACATATGGTTCTCCGAATGCTAATGAACCGGATTGTTGTGCGGTCGTACCGCGTCTAAATTTAAGTCCCATTTTAGTTTACTCTTTTTTTTAGTTTAAAGTATAAGAAATCCCTATACCCCTATAAATATCTATTTATTTTCTAATCGTTTAATTTTTGCTGATAATTCTTTGATTGCTTCAATTAATAATGGAATAATTTTTTCATATTGAACTGCTTTATATCCGTTATCTCTATTTGTTACAATTTGTGGAAGGATTTCTTCGATTTCTTGTGCTATTACCCCTACATCGTTTCCTTTATGAGAATGTATTTCTTCATATCCTTCTTTCCAATCATATGTATTACCACTAATAGATTCAACTTTTTCCAATGCGTTTTGGATTGGTTGAATATTTTCTTTCAAACGAATATCCGATGAATAGAATGCGGTGATATCTCCAGTCGCTCTAACTTCACCTACAACCCCACTCGCAGCAGTTCCAAGTCCAATACAATGGAATTGCACATGCGAAGATGTACTACCACCCGTTGTTTGTGATAGAGTAACTTGTGATGAACCACTAACAATTCCTGCAGATATAGAAGATATATTTGCATAAGTTATTTGTGATGAACCACTTACAACACCTGCTGGCATTTGTACCGAACTACTCCATACTCCACTTCCACCTAATACTTGCGTAGAGCCTGATACTAATGTACGTGTAGCACTTGCTATTGGTTCGAATAAGGAACTTATTTGTGATGAACCACTAATTACACCATTTGGTAATAATGGAGTCACCTGAGATGAGCCACTTACTATTCCCGTTCCACCTAATATTTGTGAACTACCACTTATAACACCCGATGGTAATAATGGAACTATTTGTGAACTTCCACTTACAATACTTCTACCATTTGTTTCATATGATGAAGTTGCTGCTTCTATACTATTTAATCTACTATTAGTTGATGTGGTGAATACATTTGTTCCAGCAATACTAGCCGTAAATGTATTTATAGATGCTGAAAATATATTTAATGGGCCTAATGGACTTCCTCCACTAATTCCACCTATACCTTCAATATAATCAATTCTTTCCTCGTGATTAGTTGATGAAGAATATAAATACCATAAACTTTGAGAAGTTGCTGATGCTGATGCTATTAAACTACCACTAACAACTCCAATTTCAGTTAATCGTGAATTATATGAAGCAGTTAAAGTTTGAATTGTAGTTGCTCTTGTTTCTAAACTTGCAGTTTCATTACCAATTGCACTTAATTGTGAATTATATGAAGCAGTTAAAGTTTGAATTGTAGTTGCTCTTGTTTCTAAACTTGCAGTTACACCTCCTAATGTAGTATTTTGAGTTAATTGAGAACTACTAAATGAGTTCAAATTTGTAACTGAAATTGTATTCGCAGATGCAGTTGAAATTAACGAACCTGTTATAGTTGCTAATGCAGTATTTTGAGTTAATTGAGAACTACTAAATGAATTTATATTTGTTATTGAAATTGTATTCGCAGATGCAGTTAAAATCAATGAACCACTTATAGTTGCTAAATTGGTATTTTGAGTTAATTGAGAACCTGTAAAATTATTTAATTCTGTCAATTGAGATGATGCACTTATTAGTGTATGTGTGGAACTAGCTTTTTCTTCAAATATAGAACTTAATTGTGCCGATGATGATATTACACTATCGCCACCTGCTCTTAATAATTTACTTTCATTTCCCAATGCTCCACCTTTCCAATAATCTAAAGTTGAATCCCATAATAGAGAACCAGAAACATTATTTGGTGCAGTTGGGTCTTTAACTAATAAACCAGCATTTGTATTAGATGAACCATTTAATTCAATAATATTATCACCTAATTGAATTGTAGTTGAATCTATTGTAGTTTGTGTTCCTTTAACAACTAAGTTTCCTAATATTGTTATAGATGAACCAGTTAATTCAATTGCAGTTTTTAAAGATGATGTGTATGAATTTAATTCTGCTATTGAAGTATTTACACTTGCACTTGTACTTTCTAAATTTGTTAATCTAGTTTTAGTTGATGCCGTAAATGCATTTGTTCCAGAAATGGATGCTGTAAATGCTTCTAAATTATTTAGTCTACCATCTCTAATATCAATATATCCTTTTACTGCAAATTGTGTTGGAACTGTATCTTCGCCTGTAATTCCTTGTGCGTTTAATAAAGTTGCGTTATTACTAACTTCATTTAATACAACACCTACACCTACTCCGTTTCTTTTGAATGGGCCGATTGCACTTAGTCCTG